TGGTAGATCTATTTCAGCACAAAGATTTGATTGACGAATAGGAGCAAGATCTGGTAAGAACGAACCATGCTCATTAGCGTGATCTACATTTTGTAAATAGATCCGGCCAGTATCTTTACGTTCAGTCAAGAATTGAGAAAATACTTCCGTTGCAGTAAGTGTTTTCTTACGAATAGAAGTTTTACGTTCATACATTTCATAAAGTTCTTTAAACTTATCTTGATCAGAATAAAAAGCATCATACAGATCTGGCACTTCATCTGGTGAGAAGAAGGTAATATTGCCACCAGTCAAAAGACGCTCATACATCAACTTATTAAATTGAAACGCGTAATCCATTTGACGAACTCGAGTTTCTTCTGTACCTTTATTGTTTTTCAATACAACAAGATCTTCAAACTCATAGTGCCATACTGGAAGATACACAGTTGCAGCACCACCACGAACGCCACCTTGTGAACATGATTTTACCGCAGCCTGAAAGTACTTAAGGAATGGAATAAGACCGGTATGAACAATAGAACCGTCATTAATTTTAGAACCAATAGCACGAATACTACCAGCACCAATACCAATACCGGCTTTCTTTGAAATGTATCTTACAATAGAAGTTGAAGTTGCATTAATAGAATCAAGGCTATCGCCGGACTCAATAAGGACACAAGAGCTAAATTGCCGTGTTGGAGTCCTAAGGCCAGCCATAATAGGAGTAGGCAAAGAAATAAAGAATTGAGAAACAGCATCATAAAAATCTTTCACCCACTTTATACGAGTATCTTTTGGATAATCAGCAAACAAAGTAGCACCAATTAGCATATAAGCTATTTGTGGTGTTTCATAAATTGTTTTAGTTCCTCGGTCTTGTACTAAATATTTACCGCGGAACTGTTCCATTGCAACATAAGTAAAGTTGTCATCACGGCCATGATTAATTAGAGTATCTAAAATATTAATTTCGTCTTCATTATATTTTTTAAGAATATCTGCATCATATACTTTGCGATCAACATTAGCTTTAATAAGATCTAAAAGAGAAGAAGGTTCATATTGACCATATACTTCTTTACGTAGTTTATAGTTAACCAAACGCGCAGCTACGTATTGGTAATTTGGTGTATTTTCTGAAATTAATTCAGCTGCAGATTTAATCAACAACTCATGAATAGAATAAGCCGGGATTTTATCATATAATTGAATATTAGCTTTTAGTTCAATTTCTGAAATTGAAACTCCAGTAATACCAATAGTCGCCCATTCAAGTACTTTATGGACTTTTTCAAGATCAAATGGTTCTTTACGGCCATCTCTTTTAGTTATTAGAATTGGTTGATTCATTAATCGCTCCGTTGCTTCAGAGAAAAGTTTTCTATGACCAATTTCGAACAAATTGATCTATGTTATTCTTTACTTTGTGGGTCTATTATATATCAGATTACGAGTTTTGTAAACCGCTATTCTGGGTTATTTTGCAAATTATTTTTATCTGCTATAGCCTCTGAAGCTTCGGAGATTGCGGTTTCGTAATAGACAATAATTTGGGATTGTTGGTTTATAAATCTGCGAATATCTTGAATATTAACAGCCAATCTTTCATAATCTCGTACTGGCATTGCAATGAATACCACTTCACCATAATCTTTTCTAAAATCTTCAATAAATTGATCTAGATTTTCTTCAGTAACTACTTGAAAGCTTACATCAGCCATATTAACCGGTTTCGGTCTTGGCTGAATTAAAATATTAGGAGCAACGTATTCAGTTACTGTTTGAATACGTGGTTCAGTATTGAAGGTACTACAACCACTAATTAGGAATGCTGGGAGGAGTAGCGCCAGAGTCAATTTCGATTTGGTCGAAAACATCTTTAGTTCCATTATTAATTCTCGTCTCAATAAGTCCTGGCTTACGTAAAGCCAATCTAGTTAAATCATGATCAGATAAAGTAGCCCTAATCTGATCTAAGCCTTGTTCGGCTTCTCTAAGATTAGCCTGTAGTTCATTATTCAATTCTTGTTGGCGAGCAGCATCTTCTCTTAAACGACCAATAGTTGCTTCATTAGTTTTTACTGCTTGATCTAAGATTTGCTTTTCAGCAACAAGTTGTTCAAGTTTTGCTTGGGTAGAGTCATAGTAGTATTTAGCACCAAATGCAACTCCTCCAAGCAATCCTAATACTATAATTATACCATAGATTTTTAGCATTGTAAACCTTTAAGTGAGGCGGACTCTAACAGTTCCACCATTATCGTAGTATGCTTGGCCGATTGCTACACCGCCAGTTGCGGCGGCACCTTCATTTACAAATGGTCCTGGCAACGTCCAACCCGAGCCATCTTGAATGTTTTGAATAACTGTAGTACTTTCAATGGTGGTATTAATAGTAGCAGCATCAACATAACCAGATAAGTCAACGCTATTTCCACTACTAATACTTAAAGTATCACCTGTTAGATCTAAATTTTGAACGGTACTTGTAACACTATTGACTGCAGTTTGATCAAATTTACCTGAAAGAGGATTAAATACGTACGGCATGTTAGCTCCTTGTTACAGTTAATATGTTACCATTACCATCATAAGTCATTGTAAGAGTACAGACAAGATCACCGGATGATCCACCTAACTTATATTCAACAGTGACTAGATTACCAGATATATCATAAGTATTATTAATAAAGTCGTGAACTGGAATTGATAATGGATTAGCCATATCAGAGTGTCGATTATATCTTGAAACAGTCATATTTTATACCTTTTTATTTTTACGTTCTAACATAGCATTAATAAATGTTAGACCTTGAGATCTTCTGAACATAGAGTCGCTATCTTCTTTTCTGCGTTTATCGCGTTTTTTAAATAGAATCTGATCTGCTGATGGAGTAAGATCGACGCCTCCACCTGATACTGCGCTGGCTGCTGTTTCTCTAATGTCTTTAAAGGATTTCATCGGATAATTTCTCCGGGATTTACTAGAATTTCTTGCTTAGTTTTTAGATGTAATACTTTGTATATTGGAGTACCTAACATATGTCCAACTGGACTTGTGTCTTCAAATACTCTAATTTTTGTACCTTGAAGAGCAATAGGTTCACCGGTCTTAGGTGATACAGTATCATGAATTAGTGTATAGACACCAGGCTGCAATTGCTCACCAATCATACACCAAGTTGATTCAAACAAAGTATCGTCAAAATCAATTTCCATTTTTTTCAAAACATCAACGATCTCTTCTTCGGTCATACCGGTTTCTTCTTTAATTAAAAAGAGAGCAGTAGCCCAAGAAGCTAATTTAGTTTTACCGAATGGTAGTTTACTTAAAAGTCTTTTAATATTAAATACAAGGCGATGGAAAACTGTATACGCTGATTTCTCTTCAGAAGTAGATAATTGACTAGTCTTTTTTAAGACTTTGCCGTTATCATCAACAATACCTAAGTTGAAAGCATCAGTTTTTTCCCAAGGCGTGACCAGCAGCTTAATAAACCTATAAGCATAAAATAAGTCAGCCGTTCTTGAAATAACACCCATTAGATTTTCCTAAGTCTTTCTATTATTAATGGATCTAAAGGTACATCCATTTTTTCGGTATCTTTAATATAATGCAAGTAAATGAGCATTGGTTTAATAACCGGCCAATGCTCTTTATTTACTTTATACCATAACATCTTTACTGCAGCTTCAACACCAAACACATTTGCAAGAATAACAATATGATTCAATATTAATCGTTCTTGTAAATCATCATCATTGTAGTACCTTCCAAGTAGTCTTTTAATATACTTAAAACGATTCAAATCGTCGTAAAATTCTTCTACGTCAGTACAATTTGAATTCTTATACTTATTCGCCGCATATAGGAGAAAGTTCTCCTCATCCAATCGCTCAAAAATTTTCATAAATGCCTCAATAAAATAGATTTGTTTTATCTATTTATTAAGGATTATTGCAAAGCTTCAAGAACTTTTGTTTTGGATAAACCCTTTGTGTCAATACCACGCTCTTTAGCAATTTCAACCAATTGAGCTTTTGTCATTGATTTTAGATCTACTTCTTCTTTTACTTCAACAACTTCTACTACTGGCTCAGAAGCTACAGTAGGAACTGGAGTTGATAGATCCAAAGTTATAGTTTTTGGCTCAGGTCTATCACGATGATTAAATTCATCACATTGCTGAGCAGTCATTCTTTGAGCTTTTAAGAGCTCGCCTTTTTTGCTAATAAATCCACGAGGGGTAGCAATTGCATCTTTTAACCAGCCAGGAACAGCCATAGTTTATCTCCTATATTTCATTGTCAACTAAAACTATATCAAACGCTGCAGTAACTCTAGCATTATTTGATCTAACTTCAGCTCTTATATCTAAATCAGATTTTTCGGGAATTTTAATTGGTACACCAAATTGATATGAGTATTGCCCGCCAGTGCCAGAGACTTCAGCAGTATGTCCAATTCTAAAAGAATCTTGTCCAAAATATCTTACGAACATATCAACAGTAGCATCAGCGTTGGCCGCACATGTAGATGTCCCTTGAAGTAAATAGCCAGTTTTGCCAGCTGGGACTGTGTAAATAGACATCAGCGTTTGAGATCTACCAATATTAATTCTTAGTACTTCAGCTGTAGTATTTGACACTCTAATCTGTGTTTTATTAGCAGCGGATCCATCAATGTATGCTCTATAAACTCTTTTGAAAACTACAGTTCCAGTAGCAGAACTACCAGAAATTGTAAAAGTATCTTCTACCTCTTGAAAATTTTCGTCTAAGCCAAGAACATGAACAACTAATCCGTTATCTAATGTTGATAATACTCCATTTGCTGCTGTAGTAGTAATAGTTAAAGCAGATGGATTGTCAAATGAAGACCACGGATAGAAAGTATCATTTATGTCCCAAATAGTACCACTAGTATTTTGAGACATAGCAGGTACAGCACCAAACTTATGCACATTAGCCCAACCATCAACTAATCCAGCTGCAATGTTAATATTTGCTGAAATGCCAGATGAATTAATAATATTACCATCTTTGTCAGCCATCATAACAACTTCAAAAATATTTGAATTAGTTGCTGATCCAAACCAGTTCTGTCTATGTGCTGAGTACTGTGCCATTATTTGACTCTCTTACTTTTTAATCGCGTCTGCTGATTTTTTGATATTCTTGAAATTCTCTTCATCATTTTTTTCTTCATCATTAATTTCAATATTATCATCATGCATCTTTTTGAATTCTTTTTCACCTTTTGCGCGAGGCTGCTCAGGTGATTCATCTAAGGATTCATCCCAAGGTGCTTTCTTTAAAGATACTTTATCTTTTGGTTTAGCTTTTACAGATTGAAGAGCTCTTTTAATTTGTTTTTGAGAAAGTGGTTTGCCTTTAGCTTTTTTAGCTTCTTCTACAGTTTCTTCTTTAACTTCTTCGTTACAAGAACCTTCATGCATTTCACCACACTCTTCGCAAACTACAGCTTCTTCGATTGCATCTGCGGTAGATTTTTTCATAGTGACTTTATATGTCTTATCACCAAACTTAAATTCTTTTTTACCAGCTTTTGCAGCTGCTGCGGCAGCACCCATAAAGTCCGCTACGTCTTCATCAGCAATTGCTTCAGGCACCCAGCTTTTTCTCTCGGTTTTTACTTCCTTAGTCTCATACATATCAAGGTATGCTTGAGCTAATGTTTTATTGATAGTGTCCATTGTAGTTTCCTTACATGTTCATGAATATTTGGCCAGCCCAAGCTGCGGCCGATACAGTTACACCGATCCAGAAGATACGGTTTATGACTCGAACAGTAATAGCTGTCTCGTCCATTTTACTTTCTACTTCATCAATTCGGTCTGAATGCTTATTCAAACGCTCATTAATTACAGTACGATCACTTTCTAAAGCAATCAATTTTTCTTCAGCTCGTGCTAAAGAGATGACGGTTTCAGACAATCTATCGATTTTTTCTTCAATACGATCTAAACGTCTATCGTCACGCATGATATGATCTTGTAATTCTTTATTATCAGCCATGTCGTTTCTCTATTAATACCTTTAAATTAGTTGAGCCTTTTATTAACCTGTGATAGGTCATTTTCTCTATAAAAAATTGATCTCCATACTTAAGTTCAAAGGGTAATTGGTCATCAAACTGAAAATACCAATCTTTACCTTCTAAAACTTTAACAATTCGATCTTCTCTATCACGGTGCCAAACTAATTCAGAGCTGTTTACGCTGGAATCGAATGTTCTAACACTACCATCATCTTGATATGGTCTTACCAAAAGAAGTTTCCTCCTCCCGAAAGACCAAGTTGCTTTGCATAATATGGAAGACGGCAGGACCAATAACCTGCTTTTGTCTTATCTTTTTTCTGATCACACTGATGGCGAGCTGCGAAGCTCTTTCTTGCCTCTGGATCATTAATCTTTGCTTTTAGGCCTGTGGTATCTCCAAACTGGATCTTAATCACATTGCCTTTATCGTTCTTCACATAAACATAGAACTTTTTATCACCACCTCTTTTAGGTTCGTTAAGTTCTACTTCTTTGCCCTTATATTCTGCTTCCATTAAAGGGCAATCAATTGGTACAAATTTATCTTCATAAAGACCATAAGTACCGATTTCAGTTTCTTCTAATAAGAACTTATCAACGCCTTCTGGTGTATAAACACCTTCTTCCATCTGCTTACGAGCCTCTTGAAAGAGTTCATAATAAGACTTTGAACCAACACGAAATACATTCTCATTCAAAGGAATACCATTGGATGTATGGTACTTTAAATTCACTGAAGGATCTACGTTATGTTCTTTGAAACTAATCATTATCCACCAAACTCATGTCCTGCGACTCTGCGCATTTGTTTTTTAAATTCTGCAAAATCAGGTTTTGTTTTATATAACTTGATAGAGATCTCAGGACGATCTTTGCCTTTGATTCTCCATTTGTAACCTTTTTCAATGTGCTCAGGCTTAGTAGTCTTTACAACACGGCGTTCAAAGCCTTTTTCCCAAGATTCAGAACCTTCTTGAACTGATTCTTTCATTCTGTCCATAATCCAGGCTTTAGCATTTGCTTTACCATATTCAGTGGTTTCCCACTCCCAATCACCTTTGTCCCAAACATAAACTTTGAATTCGCCTTTATGACGCTCATTATGATCTAAAGATTTTTCAATTTTATATTTTTTACCACCAATGGTAGCTTCAACTTCACCATTAGGTCCAGCTTTTTTCCACCTCGGGGCTTTTGCTTCAGTAATATATTGACTAAAGGTTAACATTAGTCTTCCTTTTTAGCTTTACGCTTGGCCGCAAGATAAGCAGCAATAGCCATTTCACGGCGTTCATTCTTATCTTTTTCTACAAACTGAGGAGCATCTGACTTTTGGAAATCTTCAATCCATTTTGCCATGCCATCAGAAACTTGAAGCTTTTCGCCTAGATCTACAGATTCTTTTTGTTCACTCTTATGGGAATAACCCATCTTTGCCATGCGCTCATGATCTTCTGGCTTTTCAGCTTTATAAGCTTTACCAGTTTTTGGATCATACATCATATGTGGCTTAAATGATTCTTTAACAGATTCGTATTTACCTGCCATTACAGCATGCATACCTTTAGCTTTTTCATGGAGGGCTGAAAGCTTATTTTGCATCCACTCAGGAAATTCATTGTTTCCTTGAATGTATTCCATAATCTCATCTGCAACATAACCAATAAACTTGGCTTGATCCATTGCCATACCAGCTTCATCAGGAGATGCTGGAGCATCATCTTCTTCTTTTACTTCGCCTGGAGTTGCTTTCTTATAAGCATCAACGATTTCGTCAGTGCCAACCTCTAATGCTTCACGAATATTAAAATAGCTTTTAGTCATATTACCCTCTTACTTTCGCGGCTAGATCTTTGTCAGCTCCGCCCCATGTGCCTGATGATTTTGTTGCGAATGAATTGACTCTTGCAAGTCCCCATTGTGCTGGAGTAGTACCTGGACGGTGACCAGTTCTCCATGCTGCTACGCCTCTATCAAATACTTTTTTAAGTATGCCATATGGCATACCGCTTTTATCAGCTTTTTTCTGTAAAGCTGATTTGACGTTTGATTCTTCTATAGCTTTAGATTCACCATACATATCTTTAAATCGTTTGGTGTGCTTAGAAGTTTTTGTTTTTGCTCTGGCATCACCAGGTGCTGGCTTATAAGCAGCTGGATTATCGTCATCCATTTCTGCTTGCTTTTTAAATTGAGCTGCACGTTTAGCATTTGTTGATTTTGATAGACCTGACGCATATGATTTTTTCATACCAGAGTCTTTATCTTTTGGCTGTTCTCTTGCTTCTTCAAGAGAATGTTCTGCTGTTGGTACTTCTTGAGCTAATGCAAGAATTGATTCTTCATTTGGATCTACCTTAGATACTTGATCTAACCAGCATCTCCAAGTTTCACCCTTTGACTCTACAACTAGGTAATTAGCACCAAGTTTAGTAATAGTACCAACAATACCTTTTGCGGTAATTACAACTTGTTCACCTTCTTCAAAAATACGTTGCTTAATATAAGCTTCACGTAGTTCTGACACTGGCTCAAGCTGAACATGATTCTTATATTCAGCGGCTTCTTTAATACCCATTGATTTGCGTAGATCATCAAATAGACCTTTACCATCTTTGAATCCTTTAGGTAGTCCACTAACAAAGCCAGCTATCTTTTTACCACTACTATCCTTTGAATCAAAATAACGATTCTCCCCAGCTGCTTTGCGCATTTTTGATGCAGACATACCAGATACGCCATCAGAATCTGGATCTCTTTCACCAGCGGATACAACATTAATTCCATCTTTAAAGTTATAAAGTCCGTGACGTGATTTTACGCCATTATACTTATTTGTTTGTATAGAGAATTCGTCTACTCGATCTGAGCCAACTACCATAGTTACTTTGGTAAACCCTTGATCGTATAGTTTTACCAAAACATCAAAAACATTACGTACGTCCTTATCTGACATAATGTTTCTACCATGCTTGGGAAACATTTTGCGCATATATTTAATTTTTGTATTAAAGTCTAATGGATTCTTTTTCGGATCTTCTGACTTAGAAGCATAGACACGATAGTTGCTTCCCTTTGCAAGAGAAGCAACCTTATTGATAAGCTTCTCATGACCAACGGTCGGGGGATTAAAGCGTCCAAAGGTAAATACAATTTCTTTGGCTTCTTCAGTCAAGTATTCGCTAAAAGATTTAAACAAAATTATTCTCCCTTAGTCGCTTTTAGCTTTTCACGGTCAGCCTGTTTAATCTTAGGAAGTAATTTCTTTGCAAGCTTTTTAATTGCTGCGCCTTTCTTTTCAAGACGCTTTTCAATACTTGCTCTAGCAGCATATGAAAGATCTGCTTTATCTTTATCCTTTGTGATCTTTTTAATAAGGATATTACGAGCGGCTTTTTCAGCTCTGCTCTTTAGCTTTTCGGGAGATGCTAATTTTTTACGAGCTTTCTTTTGACCTAATGCAATTTTGGCTTTGTTTTTACGCATCGCCATTTTCATTTTTTGACGTTGGGCTTGAGTTAAAGCCTCATCTAAGTCTGGATCGTATCCAGCAACTAAGTCGCCGGATGTATCATCTGTCTTACGACGCTTAGCGTTCTTTGCTAGTTGTTCATCGCCAGTTGCTGTATAGTCTACAGTTAAAAAGTCTTTGAATGAATACATTTCTTTATTCTTTCCCATTTAAGAACGAGACGCAGTGTCCCAACCTTTTAATATATCAGGCGAGAAGTTATTTGTTGAGAACTCTAAACGGTCCACTAACTTAACTGCTCCGCCACCAATGCGGTCAATTGCAACAAAGCCTTCTTGGCCGGTTACCTTAAACCCAGTTTTTGTTTTAACAAAAGTGTTAATATTTTTTAGTCTATCAAGCTTATTTATAATAATTAACTTCGCCACTACGATAGCTTTTTGTAAATCAAACAATAATTTTAAGTTACTTTTATTTTTTTCTGAGAAGAACTTTAGCATTTCATCTCGTTTCGCGTATTGTGCTGACTTACCTTTTTCAGTTGTACGCTTACCAGCTTCTTTTTCAAATTTATCAGTAATGAATTGAATAAGATTATCAACATGCTTTTTGGTATCAGTTACTGCTTCACCAGATCGAACGTATCTGTTATTATGGGTTTCAATTACACCAGCAAAATCTTGATTCTTTTCAATTTCACGAAGAGTTGAACCAGCAATTTTACGAAAGATCTTTCCAGCGTCTGAAAGAGCTTTGGTTACTTCATCAGTATCTTTCTTTGTCAGCGTTGCTGTGCCCGATAGATCACGAATGGTTGCAGTTTCTGCCCATACAGATGAGACATTTTTGAATTTATTAATGTCAACACCATATGATGCCTTCATGGTCTCGAAAGTAGCTCCATCATACGACGTATGAAATACGACTCCAATATTAGCTTTTTTAATTCTTTTAGCTTCATCGGAATCAACGGGAATAGCGTACATAATGGTGTTAGGATGAAAAGTGAGATACTTTTGACCATCAATTGATTCAGTCTTGAGATCATTAGAAGTAAACATAATATCACCTTGCACGACACCTCGGATGCCAAGTTTACTAAGTTCATCATATGCGATTTTGAGTTTTGTTTGTAAGTCTCCACTTGTGTCTTCTTCGATGTCTGCATGAGATTTATATACCTTTGGATTCTTATTAAAGATGCCCTTTTTGGCAACAAAGAATTCGCCATCACTTGGATCAATCCCGGCGAAAACAGCAGGCGCGCCATCCCATTTTACAGTAACATCTGTAGAACCTTTAGCATTACCTGCGAGCATATCACGAAGAGAGCGCAAAGCTAAAATAGCATCCCTTGCACCCTTCACACCGCCATAAATCACCTGATCTTCAATGTGAGTCATGTGGGTATTCTTTTGTTCAGAAAGGTAAGACTTAAAGTTTTTCATCGTTTTTCCTATTGATAAATTTTTACGAATGCCGACGAATCGTCAGAGCTCGATGCAGCATAATTCACAATTGCATTTATAAATGAATCTGCCTTTCTGCCTTTGTTTGTATTTAGATAATACACTATTATTACTGCTGCTAGTTTAGCTGAGAACCAGCCTGCGTCTTGTTTTCTGATTTCTTCCATATAATAATCAAAAGTCAATGAAGGATCAGCAACTTTAGCCATTTTATAGAAATACAATTCAGATTTTTTGTTCTTACCAGAAGCTAGTTTTTGTGCTATACGTTTAATAGATGCATGTGCTGGAATGTTAACATTTAAGTATCTTTTGCCAGCAGCCATAATAACACCCCAACCAGCCCCGCCACCTCGAGCTGTTTTACCTATAATCTCAATCTTATTAGCACCAAGATAGTTATTCGGACGGATTTCCATTTTACCACCAGAATATTCTACGTATCCGCCTTTATTAGAAAAGAAATTGCCGCGGGCTGTTCTTACTGCGGCACTACTAAACTTTTGAGTTTGCGGAGAACCTTCAATGTTATATTCTTTAGCTTTAGCTTCTTTCTTTACGAGCTTAAGAGAAATACCTACTACTTTACGCTCTTTGAATAAACGAAGAATAGATGAATTGAGTGCACCAATTGATGAAGTATCTAATTCTTTTTTTAGGTCTACACCATCTTCAATAGCCCAGAAATCGCCTGGATTCCATTTATCATCAGTAAGTGGTTGCATACCTGAATTTTTAAATGCTGTTTTCTTAGCAGCATATATCAATTTCATAGTAGCTGAATCACGATGAAGCTTATGCTTTGACGTTGCGTAGCCGGCTTTAATAATTTTTTGTGCTGCAAGATAAGCCGAGACTTGCCATGCCGAGTCCATCGAAATCATTTTATCAAATGAAGTTTTACCGACATCAATACGATTCATGGCTGTTTTAAGAACTGATGGAGTAAAATACTCAATTGGTTGATTACCATATTTGAGCATTGCTGCTAGCCATAAACACTGGCCTGATTCAGTTTGAGCTGTATTTTCTGTACCACCGCCAGCACCTTTACCACCACCAAAAATTGGAGACTTACCAATATTAGAAGATGAAAGTTTCTTGCCACCATCTCTACCAAGTACTTCTAATTCAAAAGCTTTACCATCTTCTTTAAACTTAGTAATTGCAGCTAAGTTTTCTTGTGATCTAGCGAGCGTTACTTCTTTATTATCTGTTGTAATAAGAGTAGTACCATTCAGAATTGCCTGATGTAAAATATCAATACGAGGTTCGCCCGTACCCGAGTTCGGCTTTTTCAATTCTGCTGGAGTTAGTGGTCTCAGCGCTTCCTCTAAATATGATCTAAACTTTAGCATTCTAAATCCACGTTCTTATGATTGATTACTACTATTTATAAGTTTACAGAACTTGATGAAAGCATTCAAATGCAAGACCAGTTTCTACTCGAAAAGCTTCCTTTTCCCAAGGAGACTTATCATAATCATAGCCAGATGGATAGACCTTCTTCTTCCATCGAATTCTACCATCGTCAAGTTGCTTCATTTCACTACGAGCATACTGTTTAAGATGAGTCATTTCATGACAAATAGTAGATACAAAATCAAATAGACGTAGGTTCTTATCAATCTCTAGCTCAAATGTACGGTTATCATCAAGTTCCATACAATAACCATAAGCACCTTTTTCATAGCAATTAGTAAGTTTAACCATTATGTCTAGTGTTTTGAACCTTGGCATTTCTTTCTTAAGATACCAAGCTATAACTTTATGGGCTAGTTCTTTACGATCAATCTTACCACCAATCACATTAACTTCGTTCATATGGCCTTCTCCATCATTTAATATAGGTATATTATACCATAGCTAATCGGGTCTGTAAACAGGTTGGCCAAAAATAAAAACCCTTTAGAATCAACAACTTAGATGAGGAGAGCTCTAAGCCATTGATTCTAAAGGGAATTTAAATTGTAATAAATTGTATCAAAAAATAGTTATATTATTCAGGTATAATATTAACGTTCATTGCAACCCTAAAAGCTGAATCTGTTTGCCTACTTGACGCATGTGGTATGGTTCCATCAAAAATTATCATATTATTTTCTTTTGGAGTGCTTTCATAAATAATTGTTTTTTTATCATCTTCATAAAAAAATGTTTTTCCATTGCAATTCGTAAAATATAACAAACCAGTAACATGAGGATATTGATAATCTATGTGAGAATCATGAATATAAGTATCAGTATGAGCTGTAATCAGTCCAAACCTAATTCTTAAAAGATTTTTAATTTTAATATTATTATAATTAAATAAAGATACAATTTGTGGATATAACGCGGGATATAGTCCAGGAAAGATGTCACTTATAATTGGATCCTCTTCAGGATTAGAGCGATTATAAACATCATAAGAAAATGAATAATCTTGAACTGTATTTTTATCATCACGTTTATACGCAGTATGAGCTAAACTATACCAGGGGAAATGCTTTCCAGTAACTAATTTTTTAATTTCAGCATAATTTTGTTCAGAAAACGCATTTTCAACTAATAGAATTGTTTTATTACTCATTTATAAGACCTTTATATTTTTGGTACCCGCGGCCGGACTCGAACCGGCATGCTCTAAGAGCGAGGGATTTTAAGTCCCTTGTGTCTACCATTCCACCACGCGGGC